ATTGTTATAGCTGCAGGTATAGCTAGCACTTATGGTATGCTCGCGAACCGTGTAACAGCTTTAGAATCTAAAATAAAAGATCTTGATATGCTTCGTATTGATACAAGATTATCAGTTATTGAAGTACAACTAATAGAAATAAACGAAAAGTTAGATAAATTAATTGATTAAGTACCTAATGTATTATACATTTTAGTTTCCACACATTTTACTTCGTAGTAAAACTGTTCGATACCGTTTTTCAATGCCCATTGTTCTGTGTAAACAGATTTAAGTTCTTTCTTAACTAAACATTCTTGCTCTGAATAAGTAATTTCACTAATGTGTTTTATACCTGGGCTATCAGGTAAAGATAAAAAAACAAATAAAACCCATATTTTAATCATGTTTGTAAAAGTAACACTTTCCTTCATCACTTACCATGAGTAATTTTACGCCCATTTTCTTTTGTGCATCAGATAAAATTCTTTTTATTTTATAACCTGCAAATCTACCTGTTTTCCTAGTGCTTTCGCTTTTGACATCTATTTTGATTATGTTGCCATCCATATCCATTGCGATTAAGTCGCAAGGACCAAGGCCGCTTACATTACTATAAACGTAGTATTCGTGTTTAGTAAGCCACTCTATAGCTTTCCAATGATTTAAAAAACCTTTTTTATGTTTTGCATCAATCACTTGCTTCTCCCCAGTTACGCCCTTCACTAACGTCTACTTTACTAGGAACGTTGAGCTTAACCGAGTGTTGCATAATTTCTATGATCTTTGCCTTTTGTTTCTCATCCTCAACAGAAAAATCCAACTCATCATGGATTTGTATCAAAGGGAGTAATCCTTCAGATGCTAAATCTACCATTGATTTTTTGGTTTGATCTGCAGCTGACCCTTGAATTAATCTGTTGAGGGCTCGAAACGTACCCGCACGTTGAATTTTATGTAGTCCAGTGCCATATTCTCTCTCTGCATCTTCTTTAGGTAAGGGTCTAAAGACACCCCACTCCGTAGGAACCCAAAGATTAAACCGACATTTTCTGCCCATTAGTGTGCGAATAAATCCGTTCTTCTCCGCTTTCTGTGTAGCTATATCAATTAGAGCCTTTATAAAAGGAACTCTACTGTGATATTTATTAAACAATTGCTTTGCATCGTTTAAGTCCATGTTTAGCTCACCAGCAAGCTTTTTAATACCCATGCCATAAGATAAACCTAGATTAATAGTTTTAGCACTCTTCCTATCAATATCAGCCATATCAGCGATCTGCTGATGAAAGTCTGTGCTTGGGTCTTTGTATGCCTCCACAACATCTCTTACGCCAGGTAACTCTTGTTTGTTTCTTCTCACATCATAAGCAAAATGAGTCATGATCCTAGGCTCTTGTTGTGAATAATCAAAGGTGCCCCATGTTTGACCTTCCTCAGGCAAAAATAACGTCCTAATAATATTTTTAACTTCTTTGTTTCTTGCAGGCATTTGTTGTAAGTTTGGATTTTGCATGGATATCCTGCCTGATACTGTGCCACCCATGTCGTTGCGCAACTGATTGATAGAAGCATGTATTCTTCCATTATGTGCGTGTTTCTTAATAGTTTCTACAAAAGTAGTTCTTGCTTTGTTTATTTCCCTAAGCTGTACTACATTCTTTGCTAAACCAGATTCATGATTAGATAAAAAATCTTTGTCAAATTTAGGTGCTTTAGATTTTTCTGTTCTGTCATATTTAATGCCTTTTGCATCAAATGCTTTTGCTATTGATCTTGCATTGAAAGGATCTATTGCTACACCCGTATCTTTTAATATTGCATCTAATATTTTTTTCTCTCTTTTTATTAAATCTTTTTCTGTGATGTCTGCTTTTTCTAAATCTACCCTTACACCTTTTTGTATCATCTTAAATATTGTAGGAAACAATGACATTTCTAAATCGTAAACTGTCATCATTTCTTCATCTTTTATTAATTGTAAAAATTTGTTATATAGTTTTAATGTTAATACAGCGTCTTGTTCAGCGTATGGTCCAACGTTCATGGCTGGCATCTTGTACATTTCTGCTTTTGCATCGGCGGCATATTCAATCGCGGCTTTATAGAGACCTGATTCGCTTTTCTTATCATCTAAATAATCTTTGGATAAGTTATTAAGACTGTAACTTAATCTGTTTTCATCTACTAAGGCGCCCATAATCATGGTGTCTACCATTTGCCCGTGGACCGTTAACCCCATACGAGATAACCAACCAACATCGTAAGAAGCATTGTGAAAAACTTTTATTGAATTATTATTTAATATCTTTTTTAAATTACGTTTTAAAACTTTCTCGTCAAAGTTAGGTCCAATATTATGTTTGATAGGAAAGTAACCCTTCCAACCCTCTATGGCCAAAGCTACGCCAATGACTTTGCCATCGTTTCTTGTCCAACCAGGACCTAAAGTTTTAATATTAGGATCGTGTGTTTCTAGATCTATTGATATTATATCAGAATCAAAAACTGCATCAGGTATGTTTTCTGGTAGCAGCCACTCTTTTTCATCTAATGCCATTACGCGTATAGTTCCTTAAATGCATATTCATGATTTTGTTTTACAATGTATAAATTTGTTTTTGCCCTGGTCATGCCAGTATAAAAAACTTTTCTAACTTCATTAATGTTTTCTTTCAAACCTCTCTTACCTGCGGGTGATAAATCAGAAAACATAATAACGTTATCTGCTTCTCCACCTTTTACAGCATAAATAGTATTAACAACTATATTTGGCTCTTTGTTTAAATCAGTGCCGTTACTAAAAACTTTTTCAATGTAAACAATGTCTGGATTATCAAGATTGTCTAATGCTTCATGCCACTTCCAATCTGCTTCAGCAAATAAACCTAACTCTTTTACATCATTAAAGTTATACTTTTTATCTACGTCTATGCTCTCTACTTTTTTCTTTGCACCTATTTTTAAACTTGCATTAGGTTTGTTTTTGTTTCTACTTTTCATAAAATTAAATAAATTTTTAATTGAGTCTGCGTACACTTGTTCGCCTCTTTGTAACTTTTTCCAAGTGTTAATCGCATAGATTACTTCCTCTCTAATTGATAGGTCACCTCCTCTTTTATAGAACTTACCTCGCTTTCGCAACTCTCGGGTTACATCATTAAGCATATAGCTGCATGTTGCTAAAAAATAGTAAGATCCAGGTAATTCATAGTTAATAAATTTTTCGTTTTCTAGATAAATTATTTTACCTCCGTCTTTTACGGCTCTCCAATCTTTTTGTTCTCTTAAATGTTTTGGTATTCTTTCTATTAGTCTTCTAGACTTTTCTGCTATGTTTCTAGGCACCCTGTAAGACTTGTCTAGCACTCTAGATTTTCCCTTTAAGTTCTTAAAATATAACGCTTCTGCTCCTGCCCACTCATAAATTTCTTGATCATCATCACCTGCAACGTATACTCTATCAGCTTTATCTACAAATTTTTTAACGAGAGCCCATTGTAGTTTTGTTAGATCTTGAGCTTCGTCTACAATGACTACTTTTAGTTTTGGTATCTCTACATCTTCTTCAACAATAAATTCAATGCTACCAGTATAATCATAAACATCTAATTGTTTTTTATGTTCGATTAATAAATCACTTACCTTTTCTAACATGAGATATCCACCCTCAGGAATTCTATTTCTTTGACTAAACTCTTTTATACTTAATCTTTGCTGTCGAGCTTTGTTAATTAATGATATATATTTGTTTGATGCTATCTCTCCTCCCATTTCAGATTGTGTCTTATCTACTTTTATGTCTGTATCTCCCGACACTCTGTGTTGTTTCATTAAGTTTGCAAATTCAAACCAATGTTTAGTTGTCATCTTGTTCTTGTTTTGGAATCCGCCAACTTTCCAAGCTATACTGTGCAAGGTACTAAAGTACGGAAATTTTTTAGAATCGACTTTCAAAAGCTGACTAGCCCTTGTTATCGCCTCGTTTCTGGCTTTTACTGTAAAAGTCAAAAAAGCAATATCATCAGGTGTACAATTTTCTTTCAATTCTTTTTCTACAATATCCAAAAGAGTTTTTGTTTTACCAGTTCCTGGCGGTCCAAATATTTTAAAAACTTCAGCCATATTAAAAAGGTGTTTCGTCTTCTAAACTCTGCACTGGCAAAGGTGTATTATCGAAATTAAATGAGGGCATATACCACAAATGCTCTAGCTCACCCTTTACTCTTTTCTTTTTACTACCACCATCTAGTTCTCTTATTCTACCGCAGATTTGTGTTTCATTATAGTCTGCAAACTTTCTTGATTTTAAAAAAGATTCTAACGCACTTAAAGTAAACCAGGACACATCATCTTTATCCGTAAACACTTTATCAATTAAAACCTCATCAATAGACAATGCTTCGCCATTCTCTCTCATAAATGATTTAAGATGTTCATCGAATCTACCTTGCTTCGTTATTTCTTTAGGCATTTCAATGATGTCACAATTTTCTAAAAGAAAATTTACTTTTGCTGACCAATCAACTTCTTTCATTCTTGGTGGTAATTCTGTCAATACATCCATGCATCTTTTTCTAAATTTGTTTTGATCGTATAGAGTATCTGTATCTAACTCCATACGTTTACCATCAACATTTAAAAACCAAACGGGTTGATCACTTTCTAATTTAGTTAGATCTGTCAATTGATGTTGATAGGCGGATCCTATGCCATGTTTTCTAAGTTTACATTGCACTGGATTACAAACAGAACACATAGGTTGGTCCTTACATTTGTATTGATAATCTTGTTTCTCATGTTGTTTTATTGTCTTGTTAACTTGTTCTATTGATAGCTCTGGAGAGAAGTATTGATAATTAAATTTACCAATCTTTGTTTGCCATGAATCTGGAAAAGCTTTCTTTGCATAAACTGCATACTGGTACAAAACTTGATCGCGTCCACCCTCTGATATACCCATTGACATCAATGTTTGTAAACAAGGAGGACCATCATCCATCTCTGCAGCTATTTCTCTTTTAGCTTTTCTTTTTGTTAATTGACTTTTAGTCAACGACACCGCGTCGACTCTTGTATAAAATTCTTCTAATGTCATGCTTTCGCCTGCATCGTTAAATGCATAACGGAAAGAGTCATCTCCACCATGGTATGGTAAGTTAAGAAAATTACCTACGTCACCACGTTCGGTGTTAATGCTTATTTGTTTTGGAAAGACTTCTGTGTTTGCATGCCCGAGGTCCGCTGACCATTCTATTAATTTACTTCTAACAATTTTTGCTGGCACCCATTCAGATAAGAATAAAAAAATGTGAGCTCCACCACTCTTTGATCTAGCTACTACTAACGGGAGCTCCAGCTTCTGTATTTCTTCAACGATGGCCTTATGATCAATTGGATAAGTATCCACATCAATACACCCCCAACGACACATGCTGTCATCATTGATAGGAACAATGCCAAGAGAAGGATTGTCCCCACGTAAGTGAGCGCTCCACATATCATCTGTAACAGGCGTTTTCTTAATGAAGGCTTTACCGCCTTTTTTGCCTTTTTCGTCAAGATCGCCAGCGATGTATTCACCATGCGCTCTTTCTAAACCACTAAATATATTTTTAAATTTTTTGAACATTTTGACCTCATGTAAGTGGTGTGTGCTGAGCAATAAAACGGCGAAGTTTTATACGAACAAAGCTCAACACACCCACGCGCAACAACCAACGGTACACATGAGGTCATCATAGTTTTCCCATTCATTGTTACGAACCTGTACCCTAGAATTTCACGCCAGAAATTTCTTCAGCATCCTGTGCACTATTAGAGTTTGGAGTGACATCAGCCATTTCCTCCTGCTGCTCTTCATCATGATCTGGAGCTATTCCAACTTCCCCCTGCTGGAATGATTTAGCAAAGCTGATGCAGGATTCTAGGGTATCCTTATTTGATACCATATCGAGTCTTTCAATAACCCAACTATGTACAGGGTTACCGCCGACTTGTTCCAATGTGGTACCTAACTTGTATATAAACGAATAACTTGGTGGATTTTGAATGACTCTACCAGCTACCTTTAGAATAGCAGTCTTTTGCATATACAACCACATTCTACTTTTTTTCATCTGTGAAACTTTCATAGTGATCAAAGCTTTAGATAGCGGTAGGTCATCTTCGTCTAGAACCACAACCAAATGATTCGCAACCTCTTCAATGTAATTACCATTAGGTAGATAATTTAAATTATCTTTTTCATCCTTTTTGGTTTTACTCATTATGTCAGATGTTGCAGGATAAGTATTAACAGGTGCTTTTCTTGAAGTCTGTCCTCTCTTCTCCCACTCAACATAATTTCTAAAAAACTCACAAGGCACAACACGTATGCCTGCCTCGCCGTCAAATGTTTCTTTGTTAGCTTTATTAATTATATTACCTGGCGTATTACCTTTTACTGTCTTGTCACTAATTTCTGGTGACATAGGTTGTAAGATTTGAAACCTAGGTATTAGTATATCTTGGGTGGTAACATTACCTAACCCATCTCCAACGTTTTGTATTATTAATTCTAATGCCTCATCTACCTCAGCTACTGCTGTAGATTTTTTAGTGGCAGGTATTCCTTTAGTTGCCATGATGACCTCCTATTTATTTTTTATTTTAACGTCGTGATAACGAAAGATACCAAACACTTCTTCTGGAAAAGCTTTTCCTTGTGCTGCGTATTTTTCTATAGTCTCTCTGCACCATGCATCGAGAGTATTCCATGCAATGCCCTGTTTCTCCATGGGCACTAAACCTTTATCTTTTAAAAATGTTTTGAATTGTTCTGCGTCCTGGTCTTGTCCTTTGCCGAACTGCATTTTAATTTCGTTCTTAATTAGATCTCCGGCGCCCTCTGTCCGTATGAACTCATAAGCTTCTCTAATGTTTTCTCTTTTAATATTTGCTCTAAGTTTTTCATTGTACTCTACAGAACTTCCATCAGTAAGTTTGAATGATGTTAAATTTTTTTCTTTGAGATAAGTTCCAATAGTTTCACTTAAACTTTGTATTTCTTCCGTGGTGTCTTCTACAGCTTTTTCGTGCATTGCTTTTTCTTTTCTTGCTTCAACAAGTTTCTTACACAACGCACCAATGTCAGATAGACCCTCTGTGTCGATGTCTTTTATTTTTTGATCAATAGCTTTTTCTTCAAGCGTGTTTAAAATGTAATCTAAATCTTTTGGCATTTGACTCCTATTCTGTTGCAGCTAACAACAATAACTTCTGTAAATATAATTTGTTATATTGTCAACAAAAAGAAAAGGGCACCCGAAAGCGCCCTAATTCTTTTAGCCTTAACCTGAGATTTATAAGGAGTCATCATAAAGTGAACAATCTCAAGTCTTTTTACATTTATTTGTTTTTTCTTTGCTTTTCAAGTATAAAGGACAAATGGAGTTATCGTATCGTTTTCGAACGAAGCCGTTCGAGCATCAGCATAAGGCATTAAAGTTATCCTGGAATAAGAAAACTTTTGCTTATTTTATGGAGATGGGCACTGGCAAGTCAAAGGTTTTAATTGATAATCTTTGCTTATTATATTTAACAAAGAAGATTAAAGGCGCAATTGTCGTAGCACCTAAAGGTGTTTATCGTAACTGGAAAGTAGAACAATTGCCAGCTCACATGTCACCACTTGTAGAAAACTATGATGTATATGATTGGGATCCCACAGATACAAAAAAAGAAATGCGACGTAGAAAAGATTTTTTCTATAATAATGTAGATAATTTTAAAATTTTTTTAATGAACGTTGAGGCATTCTCAAGTGTCAAGGGTAAAAAGATAGCTGATAAATTTTTACAGTTATATCCATCAATGTTTGCTATTGATGAGTCTACAACAATTAAAAATCCTAAAGCTGCTAGAACTAAAGCTATATTAAAACTTGGTGCGATGGCCCAGTTCCGTAGGATCTTGACTGGATCGCCCGTGACCCGTTCACCGTTAGATCTATTTTCGCAATGTGCGTTTCTTGATTTAGATCATTTAGGTCAACCAAGTTACTGGTCATATAAAAATAGGTATTGTGTAATGGAAACAGGTTACGCTGCCGATTACACTTATCAAAAAGTTTTAGGATATCAAAACATACATGAGCTAAATAATAAATTACAAAACTTTTCTTTTAGAGTTCGTAAACAAGATTGTTTGGATTTACCTGATAAGACATATCTTACAAGAGAAGTATCGATGAATAAAAAACAAGAAGATGCATATTTACAAATGCAAGCAATGCAAATAGCAAGATTAGATACAGGTGAAGAAACCACAGCTGTGGCAAAGCTTACTATGATGATGCGATTACATCAGATCGCTTGTGGCTTCTTAACAACTGATGAGGGTATGACTGTAGATTTACATGATGATAAAGGTATGATACCTAGACTAGAATCTTTACTAGATTGTTGAGATGAAGTTGATGGCAAAGTAATAATTTGGGCAACATATAGGCACAATATTGAAAGAATTGTGAAAGCAATAAGGAAGAAGTATGAAAGCTTTGCTGTTGTAGAAGCTTTTTATGGAGGCACTAAGGACCAGGAGAGAACAAACATTATAGAAAGATTTAAAGATCCAAAGTCAGATCTACAATATTTGGTGGCTAATCCTAAGACAGGTGGTTATGGATTAAATCTAGTTGTGTCAGATACAATTATTTATTATTCTAACAATTATGATCTTGAAGTTAGAGTTCAGTCAGAAGATAGAATTCATAGAATGGGTCAAAACAATAAGTGCACTTACATAGATCTACAATGTGCAGGCACAGTCGATGAGCATATCATTACTAATTTAATAAGCAAAACCAAGATTTCTCATAAAGTTCTTAACGAACAATATAAAGATTGGATAAAACAGTTGAAAAAATCTTATAAATAGTTATATGTACTTATAGAGGGGTTACCTCAGAAAGGAGTCATCATGACTATGTACTTAATACTAGGCACGATTATAGCGATGGGGTTACTCCTCTACAGACATGTTGGATTGATAGCAATTTTATTTGGTGTTTTCATTGTTTGGGAGAGAGGTGGTTTTGAATGGTTGTTATAGGTTGGCAAACAGAAACTCATTCTGATCATGCAGGTAACACTGTTGATTATAGACCACTACCAATGACGCCAGAACTATTTGAAAGAAGGCATGATAATTTAGTTTATGCTATGATAACGGCGGAAGACGTAGAGATGAGATGGATATATTATTATAAATTAAAGGAGTTGAGCAAATATGTCCCGTAAGAAAATAGAAGCATACAATCAGTTAATGAAAGGTATGGATGAAAAAGCAGCATCGCATCTTGTTAAGTTAGGTATTGGCAAGAGTGCGAAAGAAAATTTAAAAAACTGGAAAGCAAGGAAAAACAGAATGAAAGCAGAAGAATTAAAAAACCCATTCACGACAGTTGCAGTGAGACATGAAACTCGTGCACGATTGAAGACACTGGCAAAGAAAAGGTTTCAGTCAGTTACTGGTTTGATAGAACAATTGTTAGAGAAAGCAGAAAAAGATGAACGAAAAAACAAAAAGTAAAGTTTTAGATTACTTAACAAAAAAGCACGGCAGTAAGGCCCTTGCTTATCACATGGAAAAGTATTTTCGTTTTACATTAGATCATGCACAAAAAGACGGTATGATCAAAATCGTAACCGCGGAAAACGGTGATGAGTACGTTAAACTATTAAAATCAAAAGAGGAGATGGAAGCATGGTTCAAAAAGGAGCAGGATCAGATGAAGTCAGGCGCGATAAATTAGATACTAGTCGCTCTGCGACGCTCCGCACGAGGTTAGTGAGAGAGTGGGAAAGATTACATCCAATCTGTATGCGCGACCCGCGGACCATTGACCAGATGAAAGAGCGAATAAGAGAATCAAGAATAGCTAACATTTTAGCCAGAAGATATGATTATAAACCATGGGTGAGATAATGGAAAAAGAAACTAATAGAGATGTTTATAAAGAATTTTATGTAAAAGAAGAAACTTGTATGCAGTGCAAGGGCAATGGTTATGTGGTGGTAACATTGAATGCCGATCCGTTGCCCGTGGATTGTAAGCAATGTAACAATCAAGGGTACGTGTACGCTAGGTGTAAATCAACAGATAATGGCCATATATTCGAGGCCCGTGGACCACACATAGTTACTGGTGGAACAAATTAAACTCTGATATAATCTACACGAGGGCGAAGTTTTATTCTTTTTCAATCGCCCTCACCTATAATTAGTTGTGTACTTGCATTATTTGGGGTATACAATTAGGGCTGTTAATGGACGATCCGCAATGGAGGCTGTAAACAGTTATGAAAAGCAAGAATATTATCTTAAATGCTCAAAATAGTATGATTGACTTTTTATTGGAGGGCTTAACACCTAATGATTTTTCCTCCAGGTGTTCCCTCCTATTGAGTGAATTTAAATTCACAGATCAAGAAGCTGCAGCAGAACACATTAACAGAAAGATGAAGGAACGGCATGGTAACAACGTTATTACATTTACCGGAAAGTCCAGTCAAAAGCACGCGTAAGTGTCCAGACTGTGGATCTATACATGTGAGGTTTGCAAATGAAGACTTCGACAGAACATATAAAGAAAGTGAATGGGATTATGTATTACAGCAGGGAATCAAGGCTTTGGATAAGATTTTATCGACAACAAAATTAGAATCTGATCCAAAATTCTTTTAATCCCTATATAAGTAAATATTTTGAAAATAATTTTTTTAAAATTTTTGTCAGAATCTCAGGTAACACAGGTAACATTCTTATGAAACATGCAGAAAACAAGGAAAAAACTGTTACCTCAACTGTTACCTATCCTCTTTTGTTTCAGGTAACAGGTAACACTTCTAGTATCGCGCGCGGAAGTTTTTTGCTATTAATTATAAATTTGAAAAATTGCTCTTATAATGACTGAACTAATAGATATTACGCCACAACAAAGAAAATTTTGTGAATTGTTGATATTACACGATGGTGAGTGGACAGCAACGGAGTGCGCTATTGAAGCTGGTTACTCTGAAAAGTCAGCAAGGCAGATTGCCAGTCAATTACAAAACAGAGAAAAGTATCCAAAGGTGTATGATTACATTTTAATGTTACGCAATGAACAACATAAAAAATATCACGTAAATTACAATCGACACATGAGAAGATTAAAAGAGCTCTCTTTATCTGCAGAAGAAAAAGGTAATTACACTGCAGCTGTTAGTGCAGAAATTTCACGTGGAAAGGCAGCAGGTTTGTATGTTGACAGAAAAGAAATTTTGACAGGATCAATTGATAACATGCCTAAACAAGAAGTTGAAAGAAGACTTGAAGAACTTAAAAAACGTTTTCCAAAAGTAGTTGATTCAGTTGCTTTTGAAGTAAAAGAAAAGAATGAGAGAAAGAAATCTAAGTCAAAGAATTTTAAAAAACAGTAACATTGTTAAGTGGTCTCGAGTAGAGTCTAAAACATCTCCAGGAATTCCTGATTTACATGGGTTTTTTGCAGATCCAAAAGATCTACTTGGCTATACCTTTTGGCTTGAATTAAAGTTAACAAAACATAACAAAGTTGCGATCACATCTAAGCAAATTGCATGGCATTATCACTACTACAAGAATGGTGGTATGTCTTTCATCTGCGTTAAGGCCCTCTTACAGAGGGGCGCGCGAATATATACAGGACAAAGGGGCTCGGAGCTGGCTAAATTAGGTGCGAAACTCGAACCCGACATGATTATTGACGAACCATGGAACGAAAACCAACTGATTGAGTTTGTAAAATACGTGAAAAATACGCCAAGTCCTCGCCAAGCTAATAGATTACTATAGGATCCGGCGCAGCGTCCCAGGCAGCACCTTCTCCCGTCCCCGTGTGCCGAAAATACCGCAGAAATACGCCGTTTCTACGCCACTATTATAGATCTTCACCTTCCTGGCAGCTCCACACCAGTCACGGAACCAGAGTTTCTTTACATTTTTAGGCGGAAAACAGGTAAAAACTGAAGATCCTTCACCTGACGTTCCCAGGCAGCTCTGCTGCAGCTCAAAAATACGCTTGCAGCTCGCCGAAAACAGAAGCTCTCATTAGATTACATGTGCACCAGGCACACCACGCCAGTTCCCTCTGATAAATTTTTAGAAAGACTTGACATTATAACTAGTTATAACTATATATTAAGCAGGGTCGGTACCGAATCCGTTTGGAAGTTCCTAGGACGCCGGCCCACAGGAGGAGTCATGAACGAAAAATGTAAAGACGTAGTAGAAGAAAGGTGGAAGGGTCGCCAGAAGGACCTGAAAGACCCTGAGTTTGATTACTTGGGTTTTAATTATGTTGAACCGGGGACCTGGGACGACCAATTGGAAGGTTATTACAGGTGGCAATTCTCTTGGGGCGGGCCCAGCGATGAGCTGCGCGCGTATGTTAACCTGGACAAAAGCATTCACCGTTTAGAATACTGGTTTCTGGATTGGGGAGATGGCGCTAATGTAATGGTGAACAAGGATGAACACGCTTGGCAGAGAATGGCGGAGATGATTGAGGTAGCAGGATGAGGCAAAAATATGACAGAAGCTCGCCGCGCGCGCTGCGCTGCTATAGATCTCTTGCACAAGGCAGCCAGGGACTGTCGTGGGGACAAAAATACGGCAGAAGCTCGCCGAAAGCACAGGATCCCATTAGATTTAGTGCCAGTCCCCCTCTGGAGTTGTCTGCGTGTTGATGTTTTGTGTGACATTCTTTACTCTGGTCTTGGTTGGTCGCAACCCATTCATTGCATTATTGTTTGCCATCTTATTCGCCACTTTTTTTTGGATTAGATCATTTTTTTCTTGAGTTATAACTTATTATAGGTATTGTGGTCTCTGTTATAACATTAAACAAAGGAGTACATATGTTAAACGAAAAAGAACGAAGCGATTTAACCAAGATTACTTTGCTTATTGCGAAAGGTATTGGTAAATCTTTGGACTCTTTTAGGGAAGATGTTCTAAAAAAAGAACACCCTGAATTAGAGCCATACATGTCCGATCGGAATTTTCGATTGGCTTTAATCCATGCATTTATCTCGGAGATTAAAAACAATGAGGTAGATTGTGATAAACCAACTTTGTCATTTAAAGAGTTGTTGGAGGTCGGTGTCAATGCAGTTACATCGGCTTTGGGCTGTGAGCCTGTTCAACTAAAACCGATGAGTGAAGAAGAGGTTAATAAGATGAAAGCCGAATTCGAAAAGTCTCGTGAAACATTGAACTAATCTTTGTAAGGTGGGCGATGTACTCTCGCCCACCAAAAATACGTTAAAAGCTCGCCGAAAAAGTTTTTTTAATATAGATTTAGGATAGCGTTGCCCTTCCGAGTTGCGTGGAAAATGGGGAAAAGTAAAAAATTTCCGAGGTACAATCATAAGGCAAGGTTGCTATAACCTCATTCTCGATCAATTATGAGATCATTTTTTTTCATTATTTTCTTGAATTATAACTTTTTATAAGTAAATTAGTAAATGCATTAATTAGTAATGTAGCCTTAAATGAAAAACTAAAGGAGTTATCAATGGCTAAAAAACTAACTAACTTTGAAATTAAGTTACTCATTGAGTATCGTATGTTTCAAGATATTAAAAACCAAGCAGATAAAAAATGTAAACAATTACAAAAACAAGTTTACGAACTTATCGAAAATAAAGGCCTAACTGAAAAAGAAAATTATATTTTCAATCATAACAATAATGTTTTTTCAGTTAGTGAACACACTAGAACTTTAACAGACATGCAACAAGTTAGAGATTTCTTTGTTAAAAAGAAAGTTGATATGCCTGTTAAACAATCGACTTATTATTCAATTAAGAATGTTACTAATAACAAAGAACAAGAAAGTTTAATTGAAGAACAGTTAGGAAGAATTGCAAATGCCTAACGATTTAGTAAGTCAATTAAGAGAATTAGCTAACACCACAAATCGTGGTGTTACTAACCAACAAGATCAAAACACTTTCTTATCTAATGCTCAAGATCAACGAATTGATTGGCAGTTGTTAGCTAACTATTTAGATGGAAAGATATTTGAATTCATAATGCGAAACCAAAACGATCCAAGAATAAAAGATTTTGGAATAGAGTTAGCTCGAGATTTGGCTAGCAAGTTTGGTATAAATCATTAACATTTTTTTTTGCAGCAGGTGGTTGTCACCACCTGCTCTTCCTGGCAGCCCAGCCAGTAAATCCAGGGAAGCCCTCGACTACATATAGTAATCCATATACATTTTATACTACATCTAGAGTCCCAAACCGATTTTGGCAGATAAAAATCCTTTAAAACGACGCCACCCCCCTCTCCCCCCTATAGATTTATACAGCGACGCTACGTGTAAGTTTTACACAAACAATTTATATGCTATAACATCACGAAAATGGATCTAGATCAAGTAACTAGTGATGAAGCTGCAGATCTAATTAAAAAATTAGAATTACGTAAAGCAGAAATAGATACAGCTGAACATTCAAGAGATGACTATCTTTCTTTTGTTAGAGCAGTATGGCCAGAATTTATTGGTGGATACCATCATAGAAAGATTGCAGAAAAATTTAACATGATCAAAGACGGTAAGCTGAAACGTTTAATCGTTAACATGCCACCACGTCATACAAAATCTGAATTTGCTTCTTTCTTATTTCCTGCATGGATGATGGGCCACAATCCTAAATTAAAAATTATTCAAACGACGCACACAGCAGAATTGTCATATAGATTTGGTAGAAAGGTGCGTAACTTAATGGACCAGGAGGAATATAAAAATGTCTTTAGAAACATATCACTATCACAAGACTCGAAGGCCGCGGGCCGTTGGGAAACCAACATGGGTGGCGAATACTTTGCTGCTGGTGTTGGGGGTGCCATTACTGGTCGTGGTGCTGATTTGCTCATTATTGACGACCCTCATTCTGAGCAAGACGCACTTAGCCAAACTGCTATGGATAATGCTTACGAGTGGTATACTAGTGGCCCTCGACAGCGTTTACAACCTGGCGGGGCTATTGTCGTGGTTATGACACGGTGGTCAGTAAAAGATCTTACAGGTAAATTAGTCAATGCACAAAAAGAAATAAAAGCGGATCAATGGGATATTATAGAATTCCCAGCTATCTTTCCTGAAACACAGAATCCTATGTGGCCTGAATATTGGAAAGCGGACGAACTGTTATCGGTCCGCGCTTCGTTGTCCGAGCAAAAATGGCAAGCACAGTGGCAACAGCAACCCGTATCAGAAGAAGGTTCCATTATAAAACGTGACTGGTGGAAGTTGTACGAGTACGCCGATCCCCCTCCCCTCCAGCATGTAATTCAAAGCTACGATACAGCATACTCTAAAAAAGAAACAGCGGACTATTCCGCTATCACTACATGGGGAGTCTTTTACCGTGATGAAATGAAAGCGCCGGCGTGCATCCTGCTAGATGCGAAAAGAGGTAGATGGGAGTTTCCAGAGTTAAAACGTATAGCGCATGAGCAATACAAGTATTGGGAACCGGAAAGCATCATAGTGGAGGCGAAAGCTTCAGGATTACCATTAACGTACGAATTAAGACAATCAGGAATTCCAGTTGTTAACTTTACACCGAGCAAAGGAAATGATAAACATTCAAGAGTAAACGCCGTGGCACCTCTTTTTGAGGCTGGACAGATCTGGTATCCTGATGAGAGATGGGCGCAAGAGGTTATTGAGGAATGTGCTGCTTTTCCTTTTGGTGAACACGACGATTATGTTGACTCCACCACTCAAGCTTTGTTAAGATTTAGACAAGGAAACTTTATATCGCATCCAGAGGATTACGAGGATGAGCCAAGTGTTTTACAGATGCGAGAATATTATTAGGGGGCAATATGGGACTAGTAGAAGACTTTGCAAAATTTTTAGAGGGATCTAATAGAATGATAAGTGATCCTTTAGGTGAAGCTGAAAAGAAAATTGCTAACATGTCAGCAGAAGATAAAGAAAAACTTAAAAAGAAAATAGCAAGTGGGAAAGAAAAGAACCCAAAGCAAACTGGTGAAGGGCTTGCAGACGGCGGAGGATCTAAACCAGATTTCTTAGATCTCGATAAAGATGGCAATAAAACTGAGCCAATGAAAACAGCAGCTAAACAAAAGGTTACTGCTAAAGGTGGCGTAAGAACTGCAATAGCTAAAATTAAGAAAGCGAAAGACGGTTCGCGAACCGGTGTCCGTGGAACTGGCGCAGCTAAAAGAGGCTTTAGAAAAGCTAGACTTAGCTAATGGCTAAAAAGAAAAAGTTTCAAGCAGGGGCAGCCAGTGTACTAGATGATCCTAGTGCTTTAGATATTTTACCACAAATACAAAAGCCAAATCTACAAAGTGATCAGATAGGTGCATTAAGAGATCTGTTACCGATACTAGCTATGGGAGCCACAGCTGTGAGTCCTATGATCGACACTCCTTCAGGTAAAGTGTTTGCACCAAGTGAAGAAGAAATTAGAAAACGACAAGAAGAGGAAGCTGAGAGATTAAAAAACACAGGATTAAAACCTGTGCCTGTAAAAAACGATCCATTAATAACACCTCTTCCAGAACCTAAAGGTCTTTTAGATGATGCTAATATTACTGTAGAACAACCAAAAATTGATTCAAGTAATGTTACTCCTATACCCGAGCCAAAAACCGCGGATGATTTTATTTTAACAATGGGAGATAAGAAAAAATCTAAAGCCTTAGTTCCAACAAAGATGATTGAAAACATAGATGAGATAGATATTGGCGATAAATCTATAAACAAAAGATTTAGTAAAACAGAAGATTATATAAAAGCAAATTATTCAGGTAACGAAAAGAAAACCCTTGATCAATGGAGTAATGAACTTTCGGATCCTCAAAAAGGTTTGACTTTAGAATTAAGAGATTCTGGTCAAATGGGTTATTTAAATAACATGATCGCTAGTGGCTCGGATAAAGATAAGTACACTGCATCAGAATTAGTAACATTGCTACAATCTGGACCAAATCAAATCGCTTTTGGTTACGCAGAAGGATCAGCTAAAAAATTAGGAGAAGATCAAGAATTACTTCCACAAAATCTAAGAACAGAAATTACACGATTAGAAAACATGAATATGGTTTTCCGTCCAGGACCACTAGGTCAATTCATGGATCAGTATCGTAATTTAGTTACAGATCAACTAAAAGAAATGCAAAAAGCTACTAATAGAGAAGATGCAGAAGCTGCGCTCGGTAAGATACCTGAGATGACCGAAACATTAATGAGTGAATATCCTAATCTAGATTCTGCTACAATTAATGCAACTAGACAAAATAATGAAATATTAAATTCAATTAGTAACATAACAGAAACTTTACGTAACAATCAATTTACTAACGAGCATATGTCTATTGCTTTTCCTAATTTAAGATCTGAAAATTACCAGATACTATCACACACATTTAAACCTGAGTATGATCAGCCTTCAAAACTTTCGCAGCATGAAGGTAGTCATCCGTCAGTAGGTCATGATTTTGCTTTTTCTAGATCTGCTAAATTAATAAATTATGCTAATGATCAAAAAGGAACTGTTATGATGGAACTTCAAACAGATCTCTTTGATGGTAAAATAAAAAGCACGGACATAAAGTTTCCTGGATCTCAACCACCAGAGGGTTCTACTGAATCTTATGAAACTGCTAGTGATAATTTTTATCCTTTTTCAGGTGGTGCACAATATTGGATTAAACAAGTAGTAAAAGATAATTTAGAGAAAGCTATTGCTGATGGTGATGCATATTTAGGATGGTCTCCAGCAGATGTTGTTGCTGTTTATGAGAATGCAGGCGATGCTAATTCAGATACATATAAAGGATTCAAAACTATATATGATGGTAGAATAGATAAATTTATTAAAGATATTAACAAAGATATTACTAAAAGAGGTAAAGCTTTAGGTCTTAATGAAAAGCAAATAGAATCAGTTCAATTACAAGTAAAAAGAGATGGAACATACAAATTTAGTAGAAGACCTGGTGATGATTATTCTGAGGCTACCTCATCTAGATATGTTCAGGCTATAGAAAATTTTCCAGGATTAAAAAATCATGTAAGAGTCGGTGGAGCAGATAGAGACCTAATATTAATTAATATGCCGTATATCGATTTAAGAGCAGAGGGCTTTGACTTAGAGCTCTTTAAAAAGATTGGTTTGCCACAATTTAAAAAGGGTGGTAAAACAAAAGATGACATGGGTGATCCCCTAATTGACATCGAAATATTCATGAAGAGCGTGTAATGGCAATAGATAAACGAATTAATCCAATCAATCCACCGGTTGAAGAACTGCCGCGTGTTGATCAGTATGCAGGAGGAACTGTTGAAGTTGATGTAAACACAGGACAACAGAGCGACGTGCAAATGTTACAAGATGGCGGAGCATTGTTTGGTCAACCTCAAATGACTGGAGGTCCAGGTTTCGATGACAACTTAGCAGATTTTATAGATGAAACAGAACTAGAAAAAATTTCATCTGATTTAATGTCAGATTATCTTAATGACAAAGAAACAAGAGGTGATTGGGAACATGGATACACTCAAGGTCTAGATCTATTAGGATTTAAATATGAAGATAGATCTCAACCATTTCAGGGCGCTAGTGGTGTTACACATCCATTGTTAGCAGAATCAGTTACACAGTTTCAAGCACAAGCTTACAAAGAATTGCTACCAGCAGGAGGTCCAGTAAAATGTAATATTGTAGGTGCTGAAAATCCTCAAGTAGAAGAACAAGCAAAAAGAGTTCGTGAATTTATGAACTATCAAATTACAGATGTAATGGAGGAGTATGATTCTGATATGGATCAAATGTTATTCTTCCTAGCATTAGCAGGATCTGCATTTAAAAAAATTTATTATGATTCTAACCTAGATAGAGCAGTAGCAAAATTTATTCCTGTAGAGGATTTAGTAGTGCCGTATCATTCTACTGATTTAGAGACTGCGCCTAGAATAACTCACGTACTAAAACAAAATAAAAATGATGTAAGAAAAAGTCAAGTAAGTGGTTTTTATAGAGACGTTGAATTAGATGTTATAAATAAACAAGATTCAATACAAGAAAAGTACGATAAGATTGATGGTGTAACACCAAACGACAATCAATATAACGATCAATGTACTTTGTTAGAAATGCATTGTGATTTAGACATACCTGGTTTTGAAGATCTAGGTTTGAACAATATGCCTACTGGTGTTAAACTTCCTTACATTGTTACTATTGATGAAGGTTCTAGAAAAGTTTTATCCATTAGACGTAACTATAGACAAGAAGATCCAAAGAAGAAAAAGATACAATACTTTGTACACTATCGTTTTTTGCCAGGTCTTGGCTTTTATGGTTTTGGTCTTATTCACATGCTCGGTGGTTTATCCAGAACGGCTACCTCTGCGCTTCGTCAACTTATCGATGCGGGCACACTTTCTAATTTACCAGCAGGTTTCAAAGCTAGAGGACTTAGAATTCGTGATGACGACAACCCATTACAACCAGGTGAATTTAGAGACGTGGATGCACCAGGAGGAGACCTAAGACAAAATTTTGTTCCTTTGCCTTACAAAGAACCTAGTCAAACTTTAATGCAGCTTTTAGGTTTTTGTGTAGATGCAGGTAAAAGATTTGCAGCTGTTGCTGATGCGAAAATAGCAGATTCTAATAATGCTAATCCTGTAGGGACTACAATGGCAATGATTGAACAAGGCACTAAAGTTATGAGTGCTATCCACAAAAGATGTCATTACGCACAAAAAACTGAGTTTAAATTACTTGCTAGAATTTTTCAATTATATCTGCCTCCAGAATATCCTTACAATATTCCAGGTGGACAAAGATTTATTAAACAAACAGATTTTGATAATCGTGTAGATATCATTCCTGTATCAGATCCTAGTATTTTTTCTATGTCACAAAGAATACAAATGGCTCAAGCACAGTTACAATTAGCACAAACTAATCCACAAATTCACAATACTTATGAGGCTTATAGAAGAATGTATCAAGCACTTGGCATACAAAACATTGATGCAATTTTGCCTCCACCAGCAAGACCGATGCCAAAAGATCCTGTGATAGAAAATGCTGAACTTTTAAATAAAAAAGTTGCAAAAGCTTTTCCAGATCAAGATCATGTAGCACACATTGAAACACATAGGGCATTTATGTCTTCTGTCTTAGTTAGAACAATACCAGACGTTTTAGTCAATATTACTTCTCATGTTTTGGAACATGTATCACAACTCTCTGTCAAAAATGTTATGGAAAAAAATAGAGAAAAATTAGAACAACTTGCAAATCAATTTGGAGGTCAAGTTCCTGACGTGGTGCAAATACAAATTAATAATTTGATACAAGAACAAATAGCTCAGGTGCAATCTGAGATTATGGGTCAACTAGTTGCAGAGGAGCAAGAATACCTAGAGGGAGGTAAAGGATCTGATCCATTGGTTGATTTAAAGAAAGAAGAAATAGATATAGAAAGACAAAGAGTTATGGCTGATGCGATGGCTAAACAAGCTAAAACTGAGCTTGACATGGCAAAGCTTGAACAGAAATCTATGATAGACGCAGCTAAGCTGCAACAAACTGCTCAACTAGCTGCACAAAGAAACAACATACAAATGCAAAAATTAAATGCCACTCAAAGAAGGTAAGTCACAAAAAACAATATCTAAGAATATTAAGATGTTGAAAAAAGAAGGTAAGCCCATGAAACAGGCAGTTGCAATAGCATTATCTAAAGCTGGTAAGAAGAAAAAGAAAAGAAAAAGAAGTTGATAAATCTCAAATTGTGTCCATAATAACTATATGGAAGCACCGCAAATAAATAAAATTGTTGACGATTTAATAACTTATGCCTTTCAGGACAGTTTTTCTGAAGAAGAGAGAATGGTTGTAGCTTCTTTGTTTATGACTGCCGCTCAAATGATCTATTTACAAACAATGGGCGAAAGTGGTAAAAAGGCTTTTGAGAATGATAAAGATAACATTCTTAAAGAAAGAAAACCAACGTTACACTAAGAGGTCTTATGAAATTTAAACAAGCAAAAATGGAAACTGTAAAGTCTACAAATCCTTTTCCTAACCCTGCTGTTGCTAATACAGCTGCTGTTACTATGCCAGCGTATGTTGTAAAAGATAACAAAGGTACAGGTCCTAAAGGACAGACAAGCAGACAACAAATTAAAAAAGTAAAGTTTACAGGCGTTAAATAATTGGTTGAAACAATACCGGATTTTTTACATCCAGAACAACATGCGCTTCTTCACAAAAGAACTTGTGAAGAATATAGATCTTTAGATCCAGATCCACTACCATATGTTTATAAACCAGGAATCGTAAGTTCGGATGCTGGTTATTTTTTCTTTTATCATAGATTATTAGACAGAGAGGCTCATGTCATTTCAGAGTTTTATCACGATATCGGTGGTCCTGTCTTAGGAAGATTAAATTATAACGTTATTCATAGAATGAAAGTTAATTTATACACAAATACAGGATCACAGGATAAACATGGTTTTCACATTGATATGCCATGGATGGAGCATAGAATTCTGTTATACTCTGTAAATACTAACAATGGATATACTGAGTTTGAAGACGGAACAAAACTACCATCAATAGCAAATCAAGCCTATATTTTTGATGGAAAACATAAACATCAGAGTGTTTCACAAACAGACACTAATATTAGAGTAAATGTAAATGTTGTTTTCACTTAGAAAAAAGTATAAAAATGTGTCTTTAAATAGGAGGTTTCTATGAAACTTTTAACAGATCTCTGGGATCATTTAAAAGAATGGTCTGATTGGAGCATGAAAGACTGGATTAAAGCTGGAATTGTAGCTATAATCGTAATCATAATAATTGGAGCAATATAAAAAGAATTTATGGTATGGCAATTACTAGCAAAACCACTTCTTGGCGTCGTCGCTGATGGCGTCAAGGGTTTTGTCGAAACAAAAAAAGCAAAGCAAGAATTAAAACTTACTGAAATAAAGGCTACTCAGAAACTTAAAGAAGATCAAATTGCTGGTAAAGTTGCGTGGGAGCAAAGTGCAGTTGATCAAATGAAAGGAAGCTGGAAAGATGAGGTAGCATTAATTGTCCTACTACTTCCAGCAGTTTTAGTATTCACGCCCTTACAAGAACATGTGCATCGTGGTTTCCTCGCACTGCAGGACCTGCCGTCGTATTATCATAATTTGTTGTACATTGCGATATCTGCCAGCTTCGGCATCAAGGCGGGATCTAGTGCAATAGGATTGTTTAAAAAGAAGTAATGAGTTACGAAGATCTATCAAACTCAGTAAAATTAAGTGAAGGCTTTAGAAATAAAATTTATCAAGATACTGAAGGGTTTGACACCATAGGCTGGGGCCAT